GCCACTGGCCTTGCTGATGTGCCTGCGCCAGTTCCAGCTCGTCACATCCAGGTCTTTGCCTTCCAGGCCCATGATGTCGTCGTTGCGCAGCTCCAGCTTCTTGCGCTCAGGCTCAGGGAACGGATGCAAGCAGGCAGGGCAGACGGCCACCGAGATGGCGCACAGCTCACCGCAGTTGTCACAGACCTTCACTGGTGCCTCACCATTGCCATCTCCTGCCTTCTTGGGCGGCTGCACTGCGGTGATCGGCCCGTGCGTGGCTACCACCCCAGCAAAGTCCAGTACCAGGCAATGATCGGTGTGCGACTTCACCCTCATGCCTCGGCCTGCCATCTGGACGTACAGGCTGGCCGACATGGTTGGGCGCAGCATGGCAATCAGGTCGATGTCAGGATAGTCGAACCCAGTGGTCAGCACGTTGGCATTGGTCAGGGCACGCAGCCGTCCAGCCTTGAACTCGGCCAGCAGGCGCTCGCGTTCCTTCTTCGGAGTTTCACCCGTCACACACTCAGCGGTCACGCCACGCTGGCGTAGGACTTCGGCTACATGCTGTGCGTGCTTGACGCCTGTGCAAAACACCAGCCAGGCCTTGCGATCTCCAGCCAGCTCAATGACCTCGCGCACTACCCGCTGATTGTTGTCGTCGGTGTCAACGGCTGCCTGCAGCTCGGCCTCGATGAACTCGCCCCCTCGCTTGTGGACGCCAGTCACATCCAGCTTGGCCCTGGTGACCTTGCTGCGCAGCGTGGCCAGGTAACCCTTGAACACCAGCTCCTCGATGCTCACAGGCTCGATCAGGGCATCGAACAGGGCAGGCTTGTCAGTTATCAGGCCATGCCCCAGGCGGTAGGGTGTGGCCGTGAGACCGATGACCCGCAGGCTCGGGTTGATTGCCTTCAACTCGGCCAGCAGCTTGCGATAACCACCCTCGTCTTTGTGGTTGACCAGGTGGCACTCATCAATGATGACCAGATCAATATGGCCCAGTTCCTTGGCCTTGCTGCGCACCGACTGAATGCCTGCAAAGGTGATCGGCTCTCCGAGCTGCTTCTTGCCGATGCTGGCGCTGTAGATGCCCATCGGAGCGCCAGGCCAGTGCTGGCGCATCTTCTCGGCATTCTGTTCGATCAACTCCTTGACATGCGTCAGCATCAGCACCACGGTCTCTGGCCAGTTCTGCAGCGCGTCCTTGCACAGCGCGGCCACGATGTGGCTCTTGCCTGATCCGGTGGGCAGCACCAGACAGGGATTGCCTGCATGGCCTGCCTCGAACCAGGCATAAAGCTGGTCGATGGTTCGCTGTTGGTAGTCACGAAGCATCAACCCACCACCCTTCCACCAAACTGCTTGCGCAGGTCATGCAATTGCGTCCAGCCCTTATCCGCACAGGCAGCAGCATTGGCAAGCAGCTCCTTAGAACCAAACACGCCTTCTTTCTCAGGGTCTCCATTGGCCACATTCGTGCCATTGATCTCATAAACAGCCGTCCACTCATCTGGCCCATCTTTGCGCTGCCAGGCCACCAAATCAGGATGTAGGACATGTCCTTCACATCCAGTGCGCTGGGCATCCACCGGGATCACAGCATCCCACTTGGCACAGTGCCACTCGCTGGCCTTGGTGGCCGTGCTGTGCGCACAGGTGCGGCAATTCACATGCTTGGTTGTCTTGGTGCTATGGCAGAACTCGTGCGCATCGCAGAACTTGCACTGATACCAGCTCGGGTCTGTGCTGATGGGCGGCGGCATCCGATCCTCTGTGACCAGCCTGTGGCCTCGCTGGATGTACTTCTCGGCCACCTCCTTGTCGTAACGCACTCGCTCGGTGTGGATGCGATCATCGTCCTTGCAGACTGCCAGATAAAAGGCACGGTCGATCTTGGTGCCGTGCATATAGAGCTGCATCTGCACAAAATGCTCGGGCTTGGACTTCTCCACGCCTTCTTTCATCAGGTCATCAAATGATTTCTTGCTGTGCGTCTTGAACTCGGCCACATGGCGCTTCTTGGGCGCTTCAGGAACTCCTGACTCGATGATGGCGTCTAGGCTGCCAGACACATGGCAACCCAGGTCAACACGGCTCTGTGCGCTGCCTGTGCTGCGCACGTCCATGCCGATGGCTCGTAGGTCACTGACGATGGTTTCCTCTTCCATCTGGCCCCTGCGGAACAGGCGCAGGACTCGGCCAGGAAACTTGGGCTGCACAGCCCAGCGAAAACTCAGCCACAGCCACCTGTCACACACATGGCCGAGCTGGCTGCAGCCCATGTGCGGCCTGGGCACCTCGGCCTTGGCCTCATGTGCTTTGTCAATCAGCCCCTGGATGCTATGATTTGCTTCGGGTATCTTCATGGTTCCCGTCTCCTTCCTGTAGTTGCCACATTGCCCCAGGTGCCTCGCGGTCCCTGGGGCTTTTTCTTGCTTACTTCTTCAGCCAGGGCGGTGCTGCCTTGGCCGGTGCTGCCTGGGCGGCAGGTGCTGCTGCAGGTGCGGCTGGCTTGAATGCTGGCGCTGTTCCACCATTGATTGCCCGATAACCCTTGACATCGTTGCTGGCCTCGTAGGTCTTGCCAGTCTTCTCATCCGTGCGTGCAGCACGAATTGCCAGCTTGATGTTGACGCTGCTGCCGATCAACTGGTCGGTATCAGTCACCTTCGACAAGCCAATCGCTCGCATGATGTCCCCCAGTTGCTGGCGGCCAATCTCCTCGGCCTTCGCGTTGGCGTTCTTGATGTTCAAGTTCGAGAACACAACTCGGCCCTGGTGGCTTGGGCCTGTGATGTCCAGGCGAATCTTGATGTATTGGCCGGTGCCATCGTTGGTGTCCTTCAGCTCGGCCTGCGTGATATTGGCGTTGTAGTTGCCTTCAGGCAGCGGTGCATAGCTTCCACCATTGCCTTGCGGCAGTTCGTTTGCGTCAAATGTTTGTCCAAGAAAAGCCATGATTTACTCCTTGATGGTGATTTTGAAAGATGGGCGGCCAGCCTTGGCCGTGATTGCGTCTGCCAGTGGGCGCGTGATGGTCTCGTCTGCAGCCTTCCAGAGTGCCATGTTGATCTCTGGGGTCCAGCGGAACAGCCGTGCCAGATGCTCGGTTAGGCCATGCTCGGCGGCCAGCTCTTGCAGCTTGTCGCTGTCAACCTTGCGGTCAATGCGGCCAGCGATCTTGACCACAAAGCCGTCTGGCTCCGCAGTCTCAGTGCCCTCGAAGTTCTCAGCCAAGGCCAGCAACTTGACGATCTTGTCCTCGATCTTGCGGCGCTCAGTCGTGGCATTGCCCTCTTCGGTCTTGTAGCGCAGCCAGTCTGCGCTGAGTGCTTTCAGGTCGGCGTTCATCATGCTTTGCCTCCGATCTTTGCAATGACTGCGCTCAGGTCTGGTGCCTCCCAGGCATCCAGCTTTCCGCTGCGATCCTTGGCCAGCCAGAGGCCATCGCTGTCGCACATCAGCGCACGCTGCGTATTGCCATCGCCATCCTTTTCGACACGCAGGGCCAGCACCTCGTCGAAGAAGTAGGGCAGCGCCTGGCCGGTCTTGTTGCCAGGCATCGAGGGCGAGTACAGAACCCGTCCCATCTCGTCCTGCGTCTTCTCCAGCTTGGCGCTCATGTACACATGGCGGCCAGGCAGATCGCGGAAGGCCCGAATGATGTCGGCCATCTGCTCCTGCATCGCACCGTAGGCTTGCCTCGGGTCTTTGGTGGCCTTCTTCTCGGTGTTCAGGCAAACCTCAGCGATCTCGCTGATGCTGTCCAGTGCCACCGACTTGTAGGCCTTGGCCTCGTCGCTGCTGGTCAGCCAGGTGTAGGCCTCCTGCAGCTCGGTCATCGAGGTAATCTCAATGAACGGCAGGTCGGCGTCCTGTATGGACAGCAGGCCACCCTCTGCCGACAGCACAATGGGGCTGGGCAGCGTCTTGATGAGGCTGGTCTTTCCAGCCCCTGCCTGGCCATAGACCAGGACTTTCACACCGTTGGCAGACAGGCTGCCGGTGGTCTTTACGTTGATCGCCATGTTGGCACTCCTTTTTGGTTGCTGCGCCTTTGGGTGATTCCGTTCGCGCAGTGGTTGCATCATAAACCGAAAATCGGGTATAGTGCAAGCACCCCCGCAAAAATATTTTTAGAGGTGCAACAAATGATGACTGTTGAGCAGATCAAGAAACGGCTTGAGGACGCCAACCTCAAGCGAGTGGCCGAGAATGCTGGCGTGCATCCAGCCACGGTCTACAGGTTCATGCAGGAGGATTCCAAGCCCCTGTATGAAACGGTCAAAGCGCTGTCTGACTACCTGACACGGCAGGAGGCAGCAATCAATGGCTGATCCATTCAAGATCGACAGCCAGACATGCATCAGCTTCAGCGGTGGGCGTACCAGCGCTTACATGCTATGGCGAGTGCTACAGTCAAACAGTGGATTACCAGATGACTGCGTTGTGATGTTTGCCAACACCGGCAAGGAGGACGAAGCCACTCTGAAATTCGTGCGCGACTGTGGAGAGCATTGGGGCGTGCCGATCACATGGCTGGAGTGGCAGGACGCTGAAGAACCACGCGACCGTGTACGAGTGGTTGATTTTGCTAGTGCGGCAAGAAATGGCGAGCCATTTGAGGCTTTGATCAGGAAAAAAAATTACCTGCCGAACCCAGTAACCAGGTTTTGCACAGTCGATCTGAAGATCAAGCCATTTGCAAACTACTGCAGGCACCACATAGGGTGGGATGACTGGGACAACATGGTCGGCATCCGAGCCGATGAGCCTCGTCGTGTGGCTAAGATCAGAGCGAACCCGTCAGACGGCATGAAGGGTATTCACCGACTTATGCCACTTGCTGATGCCAATGTGACACGACAGGACGTGGCACAGTTCTGGGCTAAACAATCATTTGATCTTGGGCTCCCAAACATTGGCGGCGTGACTTATCACGGAAACTGTGACCTGTGTTTTCTCAAAGGCGCGTCGCAGATTTTGTCATTGATCGCAGAGAAGCCAGAGCGTGCAATTTGGTGGGCGAGCCAAGAAGGATCAATTACAAATCCTGGAATCACGGGGGGGGGGTACTTCAGGAAAGACCGACCCAACTACTCTTCAATGCTGAAATTTAGCAAGGAACAACGAGACATGTTTGATAAAAATGAAGAAGCCATTGCGTGCTTCTGTGGAGACTGAAAATGGCTGATCTCTCCAACGTCTTCGGCGGTCCTTGGTCGCCACCACCAGAAAAGCGCGTCGCATCACCAGAGGAGCAGCTCATTGATGCCATCCGAGAAGCAGGCCTTGAGCCACCGGAGCAGGTGATCTTTGATGGCAAGCTGCACCGGTTCAGGTCCGGCACCAAGGGCAGCGCCAAAGCAGGTGACAAGTCTGGCTGGTATGTGGTCTTCGGTGATGGCGTGCCTGCCGGTCGGTTTGGATGCTGGCGCATGGGGTTCGAGTCACCCTGGCGTGCTGACGTTGGCAGGAGGCTGACAGCCACAGAGGAAATGGCACACGCCAGGCGGCTGGCAGAGGCCAAGGCGCTGCGCGAGGCAGCCTTGGAAAAGCAGCACGAAGTGGCCGCTTCGACCGTGGAGGCAATCTGGACGGCGGCCCAGGCAGCCAGCCCCGATCACCCTTACCTCAAGCGAAAAGGAATCCAGGCGCACGGTGCCAGGATCACAGGAGACGGCAGGCTGATCGTGCCCCTGTTTGATAAGGATGGCGCACTGGCCACCTTGCAGTACATCGACGGAGAAGGAGGAAAACTCTACCACCCAGGCGGCGAGGCCGGTGGGAAATTCTGGATGGTAGGCTCACTGGATGAGCCTGGCGTGCTTTATGTGGCCGAAGGTTTCGCAACGGCGGCCACAATCCATGAGACGACAGGCCGCCCCTGCGTGGCCACTTACAGCGCCAGCAGCTTGGTGCCGGTAACTGGCAGCCTGCGCGAAATGTTCGGAGCAGCTCAGGATATTGTGATCGTCGCAGACCATGACAAGCATGGCGTCGGGCAAAAGTATGCCGACCAAGCCAGCGCGAAGTTCGGGGCCAGGGTGATTATCCCACCCATCGAGGGCATGGACGCCAATGATTATGCACAAGCTGGGCACGATTTGGTAGGTCTTCTGGTACAGCAAACCGGCACAGCCGTGATCGACAAACTGCAGGTGGTGTTCGGTGACCAGCTCGGCAGCGATTACGAGGCACCAGACGAGCTGGTGGAAGGCCTGATGACCATCGGCAGCTCGGTGGTGGTCTATGGCGACAGCAACTCAGGCAAGACCTTCTGGGCACTGTCGGTGGCCACGGCCATCGCAAGTGGCGAGGACTGCTATGGCCGCAAGACCGACCCCGGACTGGTGGTGTACCTGGCCAGCGAAGCCCCGGCCAGCATCCGGTCTCGTATGCAGGCCATCAAGAAGTTTCACGGCTGCAACCTGGAGAACCTGGCGATGGTTCCGGTCCCGATGAATTTTTATGTCGGAGACCAAGATGCCCATGATGTGATTGAGCTGGTGCGAGCCATCGAGATCGCCAAGGGAAAGCCGGTGCGACTGATTATTGGCGACACGCTGGCCAGGATGAGCGCAGGAGCCAACGAAAACAGCGGCGAGGACATGGGGCCAGTCATGGCCAGATTTGACCAAGTGGCCACCGCCACAGGCGCTGCCATGATGATTATTCATCACAACGGCAAGGACGCTGCCAGAGGCGCTCGCGGCTGGTCAGGTATCCGTGCCCACATCGACACCGAGATTGAGGTCTCCGAAAAGGACGGCAGCCGGTCTGTGACGGTCACCAAGCAGCGCGAGTTGCCCAGCAAGGGCGAGACGATCTACTTCCGTCTGGAGGTGATCGAGATGGGAATCAGCAAATTTGGCTCACCTTCCACCACCTGCGTGGCCGTTCCAGATCAGGAAGCAAATGACACGAAACCCCACAAAAAGCCCACAAAACACGATGAGAACGTGCGCACAGTTGAGCGTGCTTGGTGGGCATCAGGTGCCGAAGAGCGCGAGGGTTTTCCCTACGTCAGCAGGTCGGCGATGCGTGAACTGCTGGTCAAAGATGGGGCGACTGAGCGCACCGCCAAGAACAAAACCGAGGCATCCAGATCGGGTTCAATCATCGAGCAACTTCTCAATGCAGGCACTTTGGAGACCTTCGAACATGGCTGGATTTTCAGCAACAAGACTCAGGCGAGCGCAATGCTCATGCAGAAAAATGCCCCCAAAAATCGCCCCTAATCGCCCCTCAGTGCCCCTGGGACGGTTAGGGGCGATAGGGGCAAAAGCCCAGAAAATCGCCCCTCCCCGCCCCTCACACCTATAGGTGAGGGGCAGAGGGGCACTGGGATGCGGAATAATTGGGACAAAGTTATCCACAGGAAAGTAAGCAAGCACTAACATGACACAACCAATCGACCAACTAAACTTTGAGACCTGGGAGCGCGACAACCTGGTGCGCTTTTGCCAGGACTGCTACGCTGCACTGCTGGCCGAGCAGGAGGCCAACGAGCAGCTCAGGATTGACCTCAAGGATGCAATGAAGATGGCGCGGCAGCAAATTCTGAAGGACAATGCAGCATGACCACGAAAACACACAAAGCAAAGACTGGCGCAAAGAAGCCAGTCAGAAGGCATGAGAACAAAGCCGAGTTGATCGGCCTGGTGCTCTCAGGAATGCGTAACGGTCTGAGCGCCTTCAAGGCCTGCGAGGCCGCTGGTTTGTCGCAAAGCACTTTCAACCTGTGGGTCAATGAGGACGCAGAACTGGCCGCAGAATACGCGCGCGCGAGGGAAGACCTGATCGAGCGCATTGCCAACGAGGTGATCGAGCTGAGCGATGCCGATGTCGGAATGCAGCCAGACGGCAAGAAAGACTGGGCAGCGGTGCAGAAGCACAAGCTGCAGGTCGATACCCGAAAGTGGCTGCTGTCCAAGCTGGCCCCGAAGAAGTATGGCGAGAAGATAGAAGTTTCTGGCGATCCTGCCAATCCGCTGGTTCAACGCATTGAGCGCGTGATCGTCAAGACATGACCGTCCTGCAGCTTGCAACCCCCGAATGGGCGCTTCCCCTGCTGGAGCCAAGCCGCTACAAAGGCGCATGGGGTGGCCGAGGCTCGGGCAAGTCCCACATGTTTGCCGAGCTGATGATTGAGGCCCACATCATGGATCAGAAGCGGCGCAGCGTCTGTGTGCGTGAAATCCAGAAGTCGCTCAACCAGTCCGTCAAGCGCCTGCTGGAAACCAAGATTCAGGACATGAACGCTGGCGCTTACTTCGAGGTGCAGGATGTCGTCATCAAGTCCAAGAAGGCCGATGGCGCGATCATCTTCCAGGGTATGCAGAACCACACCGCAGACTCGATCAAGTCGCTGGAGGGCTATGATTGCGCCTGGGTGGAGGAGGCCCAGAGCCTGAGCCAGACCAGCCTTGACCTGCTACGGCCCACGATCCGCAAGCCAGGCTCCGAGCTGTGGTTTACCTGGAACCCACGCGATCAGTCCGATCCGGTGGACTTCCTGCTTCGAGGCCCGACACCGCCCAAAGATGCCACTGTCCTGAAGGTCAACTTCACCGATAACCCGTGGTTCCCAGAAGTCCTGCGCGACGAGATGGAATACGACAAGCGGCGCGATCCCGACAAGTACAGCCATGTCTGGATGGGCCAGTACCTGACCAACAGCAGCAGCCGAGTGTTCAAGAACTGGCGCGTCGAGGACTTCGAGGCACCGCCAGACGCCATCCATCGCCTCGGCGCAGACTGGGGCTTTGCCGTCGATCCGACCACGCTGGTGCGCTGCCACATCATTGGCCGCACCCTATACATCGACTACGAGGCCTACATGGTCGGCTGCGAGATCGTGAACACCCCCGAGCTGTTCATGACCGTGCCCGAGGCCGAGAAGTGGCCCATCGTGGCCGACTCGGCCAGGCCAGAGACCATCAGCCACATGAAAAAGAACGGGTTTCCCAAGATCATGACGGCGATCAAAGGCCCGAAGTCAGTCGAGGAAGGCATCGAGTTTCTCAAGAACTACGACATCGTGGTGCACCCGCGCTGCATCCACACAATTGACGAGCTGACCCTTTACAGTTATAAGCAAGACCCATTGACCGGCAGAATATTGCCCGTGCTGGAGGACAAGAAGAACCACGTCATTGACGCCTTGCGGTATGCCTGCGAGGCCGTGCGGCGATCCAGCGCAGCCAGGCCTGTTGCTTTTACCCCCATCGCCAATATGAAAAAGTGGTGAGACAATTGCACAAATTGAGGAATTAATCTATGGCCAGAATCTCAAACGACCAACGGCTTTCGAATCTGCACAGCGAAGCCCTGCGCCAGTTCAATGACATCCAGACTGCGCTGAGGGATGAGCGCCTGCAGTGCTTGCAAGACAGGCGCTTCTACTCCCTGTGCGGCAGCCAGTGGGAAGGCCCACTGTGGGATCAGTATGAGAACAAGCCCAAGTTTGAGGTCAACAAGATCATGCTGGCGGTCATTCGCATCGTCAACGAATACCGCAACAACCGCATCACTGTGGACTATGTGTCCAAAGATGGCACAGATAACGAAAAGCTGGCCGAGGTCTGCGATGGTCTATACCGTGCCGACGAGCAGGCATCCGTTGCCGACGAGGCCTACGACAACGCCTTCGAGGAGGCAGTCGGCGGCGGCATTGGTGCATGGCGGCTGCGCACCGTCTACGAGGACGAGGAGAACGGCGAAGATGACCGGCAGCGCATCCGCATGGAGCCGATCTTCGATGCCGACAGTTCGGTGTTCTTTGACCTGAACGCCAAGCGCCAGGACAAGTCGGACGCAAAGTATGCCTTTGTGGTCTCCAGCATGACCCGTGAGAGCTACAAAGAAATCTACAACGACGATCCCACGGACTGGCCCAAGATCATCCACCAGTATGAGTTTGATTGGGCAACGCCTGATGTCGTTTTTGTGGCTGAGTACTTCAAGGTCGAGGAAAAGATCGAGACCATCCGAATCTTCCAGGCCATCGACGGCACCGAGGAGCGTTACAGCTCTGCCGATTTCGCAGCCGACGAGACCCTAGAGGAAACGCTGGCAGCAGTCGGAACCATCGAGGTGCGGCAGAAAAAGGTCAAGCGCAAGCGCGTGCGCAAGTACATCATGTCCGGTGGCAAAGTGCTTGAGGATGCTGGCTACATTGCAGGCAACTGCATCCCGATTGTGGTGGTCTACGGCAAACGCTGGTTCGTGGACAACATCGAACGCTGCATGGGTGCGGTGCGCCTGGCCAAAGATGCCCAGCGCCTGAAGAACATGCAGCTCTCCAAGCTGGGCGAGATCAGCGCACTGTCCAGCGTCGAGAAGCCAATCTTGGTTCCAGAGCAGGTCGCAGGCCACCAGGTCATGTGGGCCGAGGACAACCTCAAGGACTACCCGTACCTGCTGGTCAATCCGATCACAGGGCCAAACGGCGAGCAGCAAATCAGCGGCCCCATCGCCTACACGAAAAGCCCACAGATACCTCCAGCAATGGCCGCGCTCTTGCAGATCACAGAGACCGACATGCAGGAAATTTTGGGCAACCCACAAGGGGCTGACAAGATGGTGTCTGGCATGTCTGGCAAAGCCGTGGA